CGGGAAAGTCAACTTTCATCACCAGTGCAATCGCATCCGCATTTACAACTTGGGATATATTTGGAATGAAATTAAATTTTCCATCTGATAGGACACGCATATGCTATATTGATACTGAAAGTTCCGATGTTGATTATTACAGGGTATTGGACAGGATCAGAACGCAAATAATAACCGATCATTTACCCCACAATTTTGACAGTTTTTTATTTAAAGAAGATTCACCAAATGAAATAAAGGAAATGACTGAACTTTATTTACAGGAGAATCCTGACTGCTCAATTTTGGTACTGGATGGAATCCTGGATCTTATTTCAGATTTTAATTCAGTAGAGCAGTCTTTTTACCTAATTCAATGGTTAAAAAAAATAACAAAAATTCACAATTTACTGATCCTTTGCGTTTTGCACCTGGGAAAAAAAGATCAAAACAGTATTGGTCACATAGGATCTTACCTGGACAGGAAATCTCAATCAGTTTTGAAAATTGAAAAGAATAAAGAAAACAAGACTATTGATCTTTCAGCAACTTTTTTAAGATCCAGTGATGAATTTAACCCAATTTCAATTTACTATTCAGGATCATCCTGGACACAGGCACACAATGCCCAGGACAAAACAGGAACCTATATTTTTGGAATGGAAAAGACCAGCTTAATTAACAGGATCTTATTTCAGCCGCGTAAATATTCGGAAATGCTTTCTGATTTGGAAGAATTTACTGGGAAGGGTTCAACAACTTGCAAAAAACTTTTAAAGGATTGGTTGCTGGATGGATCAATAATTAAGTCAGGAGATACTTATAAACAAAAATAAAAAAATAAACTATGGCACAACAAAATAGACAATTTGAAAATTCCGAACAATTGTATAAATCAACAAGTGCAAAAAATGCACAAGTTCAAACAGCAGTTGAATGGTTAATAAAAGAACTTGAAGACCAAAAACTAATTAAGATAGATAAACTATCAACAATTTTATTTAATAAAAACTTTGCTACAACATATGAATTGATAATTGAACAAGCAAAAGCAATGGAGAAAGACCAGATGCACAAATGTGCATCATTTTGGAGAGGAAAGGAAAATGAAATAGAAAAAAATATGTTTGAAATTTGGTACAATAAAACATATAAAAAATAGGGATAGTTTCCCACCCCTACTTGACAAATGATCTTCCAAACGAAAAACCACTTTCCCTTCATTGCAAAAATAGAAAATTTCTAACAAAATGAAACTTTATACTGCCATTATTTTTTTTAAACCTGAAACGGGGATACTGCCCAGAAAGTACAGGAATATTAACAACGTGTCAAATCTGCTCAAATTTGCGTTAAAAAGTGGTGGATGGTATGTGAACCTGTACAACAAGAAAACAAAGGAATTTGAGGGCAGAGAATACCTCACAGAGGCATCCTGACAAACACCAACACTGCATACAAATCAAAAAGGGGCAATTTGCCCCTTTTTTTATGTCAAAGGTGAAGGAAAAGTGAATTAGATGCTTTTTGGTCAGTTTGGGTCAGTTTTACTGGTGGTCAAAATGGTTCAGGAAATCTGGGTAGGACACCCGCCCCCCTTACAGGGGGGCGGGTGTACCTATAAACTGACCTGGTTTCTGACCTAAATTGTCCTAAATTTATTTTTTTGAATAATTTTCAGTAATTTTGGGTTATTATTTGAAAATTTTGAAAATGAGAAATTGGATTTTAATTGGTTTAGCGGGTCTGACAGGATGGTATCTGCTGGGAAAAAAGCAGTTAGCAAACAGGACAAAATTGATCTTTAAAAAACTTGGTTTTGCCAATAAAAAATTCCAATTAACTTTTGGTGTGCAGAATCCAACAGGACAAACTGCAAAGGTTTCTGCCATCACTGGTGAAGTTTACCTAGGTGACAAATTGATAGCTGATTTTTCCAGCTTTGCAGAACAAAAAATTGCTGCCAGGTCTGAATCTGAAATAAAAATACAGGCATCACCAACAATCGGAATACTTCAGCTGATAACTTCAAAAAATTGGTTGAAAAAAGGTCTGCAATACACTGTAAAAGGAACCGGAAATTTTGATGGTATTGTTGTACCATTTGACTATAAAGCGAATCTGATATAATGCAGAAAAATTTACTTTTGGGTAGATTAAAGCCGTTTGGTGGAAATTCCAAAATGTTGGTCAGGGATCAGCAAGTTCCTGATATTATTTCAGCAATGCTTTCTGCACATAAAATGTATGCCAGTGAATATGATAAAATTAGCCAAGATTTTTATTCAGGTGATGGGGTACAAACTGCAAAGAAGTTATTTGACTTTCTTAAAAATAATGTCAGGTACAAAATAGAATCTGACAGAAAACAACGTATAATGTCACCCAGTGCAATCCTATCTTTGGGAAAGTTTGGGGCGGACTGCAAAACATACGCACTTTTTATAATGGGGGTACTTGACTCACTCAAGAGAAAAGGACTGATCAACAACAAAATATATTACAGGTTTGCCAGTTACAGACTCCTGGATGAAATCCCGCATCACGTTTTTGCGGTGATCCAGGATCAGCAAGGAAATGAATTTTTTATTGATCCTGTACTGTCAAAATTTAATGAAAGGAAAACATATTATCACAAAATAGATAAAGAACCGACTATGCCACTATATTCAGTTTCAGGAATAGGAGCAAAAAAGAAAGCTGCAAAAAAAGCAGCTGCACCAGTTGCACAAACTGCAACTGCTGCAAAACCTAAAGAAAAAAAGAAAATAGTTTTGAAGATAGCACTGGCACCAGCCAGGGGATCTTTTCTTTTGTTGGTAGGTTTAAATTTTATGGGATTGGCTACAAAGTTGAAAAATGCTTTTACCAATAGAGCAGATGAAACGCAAAACTGGTGGAAAAACCTGGGTGGAAATCCAAATGAACTTTTGAGAAAAACCGAACAGGGAGCAAAAAAGAAACGCATTGCTGCTGCTGATGTTGAATTTTCTTCTGAAGGTCAGATTGGAGTAGTTGCCACTGGTACTGCTGCTGCTGCTGCCACTGCTGCACCAATACTGATTAAATTAGCTGAATTTTTGTCAAAGTTGGGAATTGATGTTAAGGAAGTTTCTGAAGTTGGTAAAAGGGTTTTGGCAAAGCAAGTGAAAAATGTGGTGGAAAAGAAGCTGGAAGCTGATGCCCAGGTGGAACAGGCAAGTCAGGATGAAATTGACCGTATTGTAAACCAAACTGACAATTTTAATGCTGATGGATCTAAAAAAATGAACTATCTGCCAATAGTAATTGGTGGTGCCGTTATCATTTACCTGATCAGTCGCAAAAAGTAATCACTTTCACTTCACCTTTAATATGTATTCAAATTATCCGGAACAGGCAAGTAAAAATGCAACTGAAGGATATATTTTGAATATGATTAAAGGAAGTTGCAAAAATGCAACTGGAGTGAAAACAGGGATTAAGTTGATAAATAGAGAGGTTTTGAATGAAAAATTTGTAAAAAAAATTTATTCATACCTAAAAAGGGCGAAAGTTTATGTTGGGGATCAGGATAAGTGTGGTTATATAAGTTACCAGTTGTGGGGTGGAAATGAAATGCTCACCTGGTGTGAAAAAACATTAAAAAAATAGTTATGACTGCAAAACAAAAAGCAGCAAGGGAAAAGTTCAAAAAGGTAGTTGCTGAAGCTGCAAAACTTCGCAAAAAGAACCCATCACTGACACAGGCACAAGCCGTTAAACAGGCTTTTGCTATCAGCTATTCAAAAGGTGGTGAAGTAAAAAAGAAATCAGCAGCTAAAAAAGTAGGTGCAGTCAAAAAAGATAGTAGTGCATCATTTTATAAGCAACAAAAAGCATTTGAAAAACAAAAGAAAGTTAATGATGCTATAAATAAAAAGTTTGCTAATTGGCAATATCCAGTTCCACCTGTTTACACTGGAAATTGGACAATTAAAACCTGGTCTGATTATATTACCAAAAATGGTACTAAAATTGGAGCAATAAAAAAAGCAGCACCTAAAAAGAAAGCTGCACCTAAAAAAGTTGCATCAAAAAGAATAACCGATATTCATAAAGATTCAAAGAGTCATAATGTAAATATTAAGGTTGTAAGTGGTATAAAAAATAAAAACAAAAATTTATTGGTAAGGATTTCTGTTGCTGAAGAAGAATTATTTGACGTTATTAATGATATAGAAAACTTCAAAAAAGAAATTAAAGAAGCAATAAAATTAAAAGATTCAGTTTCTGCAAAACGTTCTAAAAACGATTTACTTAAGTCTTTAAAGTATAAAAAAGAATTGGAGCAACATTTGAAGCAAATAAAAAGTATTTTATAAAAATCTTGGGATTGCTTCCCACATAAACAAAAAAAAACAAAAAAAATGGCACGTAGAAAAAAAAGGTCTGCACCCAGCCGTAGGAGAAAATCTCGCAAAATGGGAGCAATCGGTAAAAGTTTCTTGATGGATGCTGCTGGTCTTGTTGCCGGTGCAGCTGCTGCAAGGGTTTTGACTTCCAGCGGAAAAATCCTTCCAAATCTTGATCCTAAATTGAAAAGTGCTGGTGTAATTGCACTGGGTGCATTTTTCCCTAAATTTTTGAAAGGATCATTTGGTAAGGCAATTGGTGATGGTATGGTAGCTGCTGGTGGACTTGGTCTGCTCCAGTCAACTGGTGTACTTGGTGCAATTGACAATGCAATGGAAATCCCTGTATCTGTTATGGCTGGTGATGATCTTTCTGTAATTGCTGGTTACGGTGAAGATAATCTGTCTGTAATTGCTGGAATGGATGAGGAATACTCTTATTAATCAAAAAAAAGTAAAAATTAAATAACATGGCAACACAACACGGTGCAAGGCTTGTTTTTGACAATGCCAAAAATCTCGTAAACAATGCTGGTTTTTCTGCTGGTCAAGCAGTTCTGTCCCAGTCTTATATTCGTTCTGAAGTAGCAATGTCAACTTCAACTACTTCATACCAAATTCCCATCCTTACCAACTCTACTGGTGCGAATACTAACTTCGCCACGAATCAGCTTTTACAACTCCAGGATGCCTTCGTAGTAGCGAGTATAGGGGTCTTCGTAAGTATTCCAGCTGCTTCTACAACTACTGCTTTTCCGCTTTACACTTATCCAAATGCTTCAGCTTTTACTACTTCAGGTGCTGCTGCTGCTTTGTATAATTTGTACAATGGTAAATTGTCAGTTACTGTAAATAACCGTCAAATTGTTCCAGCTTGGGATCTTTACAGGCACTTGTACGTTCCGCAAACACAACAAGGTGCTGCATCCACTGCAACAACTATTGATGAAAATGATGCAACTGAATATGGTTACTATCCAGTAGAACCAAACATCGTATTGGTTGGATCAAAGAACAACGTGATCAGCCTTGAGCTTCCAGGTGCAATTTCCGTACTCCAGGCATCAACTGCCCCAAGGATCGTGGTTATTATGCGTGGTATCTTGGCACAAAATGTTACTCCTGTTAGATAATAACTAGAATTAACTTCTGAAATGGAACGGGGGATGCCACAGTAAATCCAGAACCCCTATTTTTTTCGTTCTAAAAAAAACAAAAAATGAACAAAGTTCAGAACTACGAATTTATTGAAGTAGTTGTTCCACAATCATCAACTGGAACCCGTTTCTACTTCCCTGATCAGCCGCAACTTCGCTTTGTATCTTTGCTGAACCTGGTATGTTATACTACTGATACCATCACCAATAGTGTTTTGAGTGGAAATGCTTTGCTTTCTACTGCAAATCTGAAGCAGTCTTACCTGGTGCTTTACTACAATGATAAAGAATCAGTAAACCGTATTCCTGTACTGGAACTTAACAGGGTAGTATCTAATTCTGCAACGGCTGCTTTCAGTTTTGATATCACCCCATTTGCTGGTCAACAAATTATATGGGCAAAATCTTACATCCAAACTCCTACTGCATACAGTTCCATCAGTGGATCTAATTTCAGTATTTGTTTTGGTGTTTACTATGCATAATTAATTCACTTTCCCTCACCTTTAATTTAATTGTATGGCGAATCCTAATAAGGCTTTTTTAACTGGAACTGATGCGGTAATGCAATGGTATGACACCAATGCAAAAACAAATTTTTGGTCAGTTAATGATTCCAAGGGTGACATACTTTTTTATTACAGTGGTAATGATGAAAATGAAGCAAGGGATCACCTGGAAAACAATTTAAGGATGGCTGAACAACAAGGGGTTGAAGCAACTTTAACATTAAGGATCCATCCAAAAATGCCAAAATCAGGATACTTTGAAAAAAAGGATACTGGTATGGTAGTGACACATTTTCGCCCTACTTCATTTAATCCAATTTCCTATCAACCAATGAATCAAATGGGGTATCCTGGTCAACCTAATTTGATGACAGAAATTAATGCTTTGAGGTCTGAACTTGCAGCTTTGAAGATGCAACAGGAAATTAATGATCAGGATGATGATGATGATGATGAACCTGAAGAAAATTTCCTTTCAGGTTTGATCAAATCACCACAAGTACAGACAATGATTCTTTCACAACTGTCCAGTCTATTTGCACCTGGTCAAAAGGTAACTCATGTAGCTGGATTTCAACAAACGGAAACCATGACAAATGAAAATGAAGTTCAATCAGAGATTGACAACGAAGAACGCATTTATAACGCAGTTGAAAGGCTGAAAGCAGTTGATCCTAATTTAGCAAGTGATCTTGAATTACTTTGCGAGATGGCTGAAACTGATAAAATGCAATTCAACTTTCTTTTAAAAATGTTAAGGAAATAAATATGCCTGAAATTACTGCTGACAAGATTATAGGAAAAACACTTTTTGCCAAAAAAGATTTGACCAGGTTAAACTCTGCCCTGGTTAAAATTGGAACCATCGTTAAAGGTTCACCAGTGGGGCAAGTTTACTCCTATATTCAAAGGGGCGGTAAAGTATATTGGCAGTTTATTGACTTCAACAATAAGCCTTATTTCGTTTTACACACTGCTGATAGCTTCAAGTTTTCAGGGGATGTTAAACAGGCAGTTGAGCGGCAAAAAAAGGAAGTTGAAAAAATAGAAAAACAGGAAAAGGGATCAGTTCCGTTCTATATTGAAAAATATGGTAAGTGGATCCTGATTTATGGGGTTGGTGCATATTTGATAGCGACATACATAAAAAGTAGAAAATGAAAAACAAAGGCTTAATTTATATCCTGTTAGCTGGTGGTGCAATTTTGTTGCTATCAATGAAAAAAAAGGCATCATATAAAATAGAGGTTCCAGCACCTGAAAAAATCACTGCTGAACAATTTGAAAAACCATCTTTGCTTCAAAAAGTAAGCAAGGCAGTGAAAAAAGTTGCTCCAGTGGTAAAAAAAGCAGCTGCTACTGCTAAACAAAAAAAAGCAGCTAAAAAAGTTGCTGAAGCATTAACAAAAAGGTCAATCCTTCGTGGTATTGGCGAATTTCCTGATATGTGCTAAAATTTAATACAATGAAGCCGAAACATTTAAAAATCAATATTCAGGATGAAATTTCAGCTGATCAGTTGAAATTGGCATATAATAAGCAGAGGTCTGACAGGGCAAGGTATGAGGCTGAAAATACTGTTTCCAAGTCAACTGGACAGGCTTTTCAAAAATATTATGTAGAAACAAAAGTTTTCTACACTACTGCAAACATTGGATCTGATTGCAATGAAATTACTTTCATCAACAATGGAACCACTGCCCTGGTGATTGCTGATGTTCCTTTGCAACCTAATCAATCTTTGAGAATATCAGGAAACAGGGGTGAAATAGATACTACACAGTATCAATTAGCTTTTGCAACTCCAATTAATACAGGAAATCAATTAATAGTAATCCGTAAACTTTACATATAATGATTGTATTGGATCTCTCTATACTGAATCAGAAGGGAACTCCAATGTTCAATTCAGATCTGACTGCAAACAGACCAGCTGCTGGTATTGTTGGACGAATTTTTATTGCCATTGATTCACCTTATGGCATTTTCAGAGATACTGGCACTGCTTGGGATCAGATTTCAAGTGTTGGTGTTGCTGCAACAACCATTTATAATGGAGATGGTACTTTGACAGGAAACAGGACAATCAGTTCAGGTGGTTTTAATTTGTCTTTTGCCCCACAAACCACTTTTTCTTCATCTTTAACTGCTTCAACTAGCGGATCAAGTTATTCTGTTTTAGGAAGCAATGCTTTAACTTTTGCAGTTGGTTTTTCTTCTAGTAATATTGGCAATGTATATGGTGCAAATGGTGCAATAAATGCTCAAAACTTTTTAGGAAACGCAACTTTTGCACAGGCAAACCTTGCCAGTGCAATGGTAAACGTAAATAAAATTGATTTTGGTTCAGGTGGTCATACTATAACAATGACTCAATCCACTGGAATAAGGGCAATGACAGGAGTTCAGAACCAAATACAATTTACAGGCAGTCATAATGGTACAATATCCCACGCAGCAGTAAGTCAAAATTTAGGTTTTTTTAGAGATACAGGATCTACCAGAACTTTGACAATTACAAATGCTTATAGTCATTTGATCAATGCACTTGATGATTATGGTGCTGGATTTACTTTTACAAATAGATGGGGAATTTACCAAGCTGGAGCAAGTGATAAAAATTACTTTGCTGCAAATAGTTTATTTGGAAAATTAACAGATTCAGGGGAAAAGCTACAAGTTTTAGGTACAGTTTTATTTCAAACGGTAAATGGTTCATCTACAAATTTTGTAATTGAAACACAAAATGGAGATAGGGCAGATTTAACAATAAAAAACAATGAAGGTTCTTTTAGTTTAACCGCTAATAATAGCACTAACAATATTACTAATAATAATACTGCAATATCATTTCAAGATGGTATACCAGGTGTAAGAATTGCAAATGGTAGCGGTGGTATTGGTTCAGAAGGTAATATGCTTTTAATAAGCGGTACAAAAAATTCTTTTAATAATAATTCAAGAGGAATTTTTATTAATACAATTTTAGCGGCAGCACAAAATAATACTAATCTTATTGGATTAGATATTAACCCAACTTTTAGTCCAGGTGCTTTTAGTAATATTTCTTCTATTGGATTGAGGGTTCAAGTTGGTGGGGCAATTATTGGTGGTACTGCTTTGAACGCATCAGCACAATTACAAGTTGATTCAACAACTCAAGGTTTTCTTCCACCAAGAATGACAAATGCACAAAGAACTTCCATAAGCAGTCCAGCAGTTGGGTTAATTGTTTATTGTACTGATGCCGTTGAGGGACTATATGTTAACAAGTCAACAGGATGGACTTTTATAATTTAAAATAAAATAAAATGAAAGCAATAGAACCAGTACAAATATGGGTTAATGGATCAGTGCAAACTGGATCCTGGATTAATGCCTACATAATTAATGATAACTTGCAAGATTCTGCAACATTTTATTGGGCAATATTTGCAGATGGTTCTGAACCTGATACACAGGGAAATAAACTTTCTGAAGGAAATCTAACAATAAATGAACCTGATTATTCTGTTTGGGATTCAACTGCTGACATTAATCAGTCAGCTTATGAATGGATCTGTAATGAACTTTCTTTAACTTTGATTGCTTAACAATACAAATTTTGAAAAATGAACGAAAAACAAGCATTGGAAATCATTAAAGCTATTTTGGATCTTGCCACCAGTAAAGGTGTTTTTTCTAAAATTGATGAATCTTTTACTGCAATCCAGGCATTTAATGTAATTGCTGAAAAGTTTAAAGATGAACAGGACAATGCAGTCACAAACTGATCCCACATATATTGCCACATTTAGTACGGTCTTGTTTTCCCTGTTGGGAGTGCAAAATATATCTGAATTGGCAAACATTGTTTTTTTGGGTGCCAGTACAATATCCTGTGCAATTTCCATCCTGGTAGGAATTAAACAACTGAAAAAAAAGTAATATGAAAAGAATATTGAAAAACATAAAGACTTCATTTTTTGGGTCCATTTCTGGTGGATCACTTATCCTGGATGGCATCCAACATAACAACTGGGTAAGTATTATTGCTGGGATAGCAACTGCCATCACAGGACTGTTAGCAAAAGACAGTGATGTCCAATAAGAAAAAAATTTATATCGGTTTAGCCGTTTTGCTGATCTTATTAATCGGAAAAAAAGTGAGTGCATTAAACCTAATTAAAAAGTTTGAAGGTCTTGAATTGACTTCATATCCTGATACGGGTGGGATTTGGACCATTGGATTTGGTGCAACCGTTAACAAGGACACAGGACAAGCAATTAAACCAGGTGACAAGATTGACCTGGCAACTGCTGAAAGGTGGTTAAAAATGGATGTTGCTGAACGTGAAAAGAAAATAAGGGGGTTAATTAAGGTTCCTGTAACTGCAAATCAGATGGCAGCAATGGTAAGCCTGGCTTACAATATTGGAACTGGTGCTTTTGGTTCCAGCACTTTGTTAAGGTTACTGAACCAGGGAGCAGATAAAAAGCTGGTAGCTGATCAGTTTTTAAGGTGGAATAAAGTCCAGGGAAAAGAAGTCAAGGGATTAACAAATAGGCGAAAATTGGAACGGGAACTGTTCTTAAAATAGTTAAAGGTTCATATAAATAGAGGTGTTACAGGGGGAAATTTCCATTTCTCCCTTTTTTATGCCCAAAAATTTGGAATTATCAGAAAAATGTTGATAAATTTAACCCGACAAACGATTTTCTTAAACATTTAAAACGAAAAACAAATGAAAAAAACTACACTTCAGATCGTTCTGATCGTTCTGCTTTGCTTGTTAATGTGTTTTGCTGATTCTTTATGATCCGTTTACTTGCTTGGGTGCTATCAGTTATCTATCTGATAGTTTTGGGCATCCCAACTGCCATTGGTTTACTGATCCTACTACAAATTTTATCAATTTTTAAATTTATCAGCAATGTTAGAAAAAAAAGAAAAAAGCATAATAGTTCACAATTACCTGTATGGTCTGATTACTTTCCTGACCAATCACAGGATCCCATTTACTGAACTGCCAGAAGGCAAGATTGAAATTTTCTATCCTTCAGAATTAACTTTATTTCAAATAGGCTACCATTTTGGAAGATATGCCGAAATGCAACACAATTAATTTTATGGAACTATTCAACAACCTTCGCGAAACTATGCTGGAAATAGATTACATCCAGCAGAAAATTGATCGTTTAAAAGAATGGCAGAATTCAGGTCAAATTTCCAATATAATTATCAGTTTTGATACTGGATCACACCGCAGAATTTTGATGCAGTATGACACTGACATATCCCTGGTTAATGAAATTAGACTTTTGATTCAGGCAAGTATTGAATTATATGAAAACCAAATACAAGAACTTAAATTAAACTTTTAAAAATGGAAGAAGGAACAACAACAATCAAAGATTTGCCATTTTCTGTAACATTTACCTGGAAAGAAGAATCTTTTAAAATTACATTGATTGATGGTCAAGATCTCTTTAAAATTGCAAATTTAATTTGTAATATTTTAGAGCAAAATTCAATTAACCATAAAATTGAAAAAACAACTAAAGATGAAACCTTACACAATTAACGGAACAAAGTATTGGTTTGAAGTATTTATTTCAGCCAATGAACCCTTTATTTTATTGTCCACAAATGAATATCCCAGCGAAGGATTAGCAAAAATTTACTTTTTACGCAAATTTTCTATGAAATTTGCTATGGAAGATTTTGTGAAGTATGAAGCCAATATAAAAGAACGCAACACACAAAGAAACAATGAAGTGCGTTAATTGCTCAAAACTTTTCACAATAACCCAATACAGGGGCAAAGTCGGGAAACCACTTTGCCCTTATTGTTTGACCTTAAATTTTAAAAAAAATGTCACAAAGAAACAAAGATCTACCAGCAATGCCAGTCCATCCAATGCAAGACAAATTTGGTCAGGTAATCCTGATGGCGGGTTTTTCCAAATTGGAAATAACTGCATTGAATATCCTTTCTGCACAATTACAAAAAAACAAGATTGAAGATCTTTCCCCTGAAGATATTACCTACCTGATTGGTGAATCTTACAGTATTGCAGATGAATTTTGTGCATACATTGAAAGTAAAGGTGAGAGGGAAAGTGGAATAATAATTTAAATCGTGTAACCAATGACAAATGATCTGCACGAAAAATTATTAAGCCGCAAATTTAAACAAAACTACCAGCCACCTGATGAAAACATCATTTTTACTATTGATGGAAAAAATATAGGTTGTTTGCAGTCTTTTGTTTGCTTCCAGGGATTACCTAAAGCTGGGAAAAGTACATTTATTACCAGTGCCATTGCTTCTGCTTTTACTACCTGGGACATATTTGGGATGAAATTAAACTTTCCACCAAACAGGAAGCGGATCTGCTACATAGATACTGAAAGCAGTGATTTTGATTATTACAGGGTACTGGACAGGATCAGAACCCAAATAATAACTGATCATTTGCCGCACAATTTTGACAGTTTTTTATTCAAAGAAGATTCACCAAATGAAATAAAGGAAATGACTGAACTTTATTTACAGGAGAATCCTGACTGTTCAATTTTGGTACTGGATGGGATCCTGGATCTTATTTCAGATTTTAATTCAGTAGAGCAGTCTTTTTACCTGATTCAATGGTTAAAAAAAATAACAAAAATTCACAATTTACTGATCCTTTGCGTTTTGCACCTGGG